TACAATACAAAATGATGGTAATGTTGGTATAGGTACTACAGCACCAAGCTCAGCAAAACTTGTAGTAACAACAGCCGCAGCAGCAGAAGGTTTAGATTTATCTACAGCCGATTCATATGCTAACTTAAGAGTTCTTAGAAACTCCTTAAGTAGTATTGATAAAGACATGTATATAGGCTACCAGAGTGGAGTAGCTAGCCGGTTACATTTATACTCTAATAACGTTGAAACTGCAACAATTTCAGGAAGTAGAGTAGGTATAGGTACTATAACTCCAGGAGCTTTACTTCATGTCTCAGGCACTACAGGTGGTGTATTTGAAGTAGATGGAGCCGCAGCAGTAAATGCATTATATGTAAGTGCAAGTGGTGCTGTGGGTATAGGTACTACAAACCCACTATTTAAGCTTCATGTTTCTGAAAGTGTAAACGGAAGTTCCGGAGTTAGATTTGAAAATAGCAACACAGGAGCAAACGCTTTTGCTAATATACAAGTAGGATCTAGCTTTGCCTTAACTCGCTATATGAATATGTCATATGGTGGAACTGGTACTATTGTAGATGGTGCTTTCTATCCAACAGGAAGTACTTTAGCAAACTATGGTAATGGTGGATTAAATTTATTCGCACAAGGTCTTACTGGTCCAATTCGATTCTTTACAGGAAATGGAACTGGAGCATTAAAAATGATAATTAATAATGGAGGTACTGTTTCCATATTAAATACAAATAGCTCCTATGCCTTAGATGTAAATGCAAGTGGCGTAACTGGAGCCAGAGTATTCTCAGGATCATTCGCTGTAGGTAATATAACACCAAGTGCAACAGTAGGTAGAATAGATGCTTCAAATGATGTAGTAGCATTCAGTACTTCAGATGCTCGTTTCAAAACTAATGTAACTCCAATTTCAAATGCACTAGAAAAAATAACTCAAATTGGTGGATATGAATTTGATTGGATACCAAACCAAGAATACCATGGATTTGAAGGACATGATGTTGGAATTATAGCTCAAGAAATAGAAAAAGTATTACCTGAAGTAGTAAAAGAAAGAGATAGTGGCTACAAAGCAGTAAAATATGAAAAAATAGTACCATTACTAATTGAAGCTATAAAAGAACAACAGAAGCAAATAGACGAATTGAAATTTATAATATCACAAAAATAAAGGTAAAGTATGCCAATTCCTGCTAGTGGTCCTATATCAATGAGTATGTTTAATACTGAATTAGGCAGAGCATTTAATACAGCCGATTCTCTATTAGCAGGAGGAAGTACACCTACAGTGGGGTCATTATTTTGGTTAGCTGCCCAAAGCGGTACTTTAAACCAAACTGCTCCTCACTCCATGAATGAATGGTATGGGTATACAGCAGGAAGTGCTACTACTACAACTACAACAACTAGTACAACAACAACTACTACAACTTCAGCAACTTCTATTGTAAGAACATACTTTGAATCAGCTTATGTTTCTACTAGATCAGAAACTGATTTAGTTACACCTACTTTTATTAGCGCATCAAGTATGACTATATCAGGGTCTGCAAACACAAGATCTGCAGTATTCTGGATGGGTATTTCGGATTTGGATAGTGTTACATTTGATGCAATAATGAGACTTTCTGGTTCTTCTGGTGTGAGCCAATCAAACAATATGGAACCACAAGACACTACAGATAGAATGTCAGTTGGTGGTATGTATGCTTATTCTAGCTCAGCTAATATCCGATGGGCTATACAGGCAGCAAATGAAGACCCTTCAACAATAATGGGTTACTCAGGATATGCCATGGTTGGATTACGATTAACAGGTTCTGAGGCTTTTGGTTCAAGTTCAGCAGCGAGCAATACTACAAGTACAACATATGCAACTAAAACATCAGTTACTGTTGGAGCCGGAACATATATTATTGTAGGATCTGCAGCTATAGGAACAAACAGTACAGCTGGTAATCCTAGATTTAGAATATTTGATGGTACAAATACTTTTGGTGAGATATTAGATGCATATGCTCAAGATACTAACACTCGTTCACCTTACTGGCATGTATTTAGGAGGACGGTAGCAGGCAGTACAACATTTAATTTACAATATAGAGGTGATGGTACTAACCAAGGTATTATACAAGGTGCTAGTATATTAGCATTAGATACATCTAGATTCCAAAATGTATATTATGCAGAAAATACTGGATCTGTTTCTACTACAAGTACAACATATGTAAATGCATTTAGTGCTTCCTTTAATATAACAAATCCAACTAATAAACATATATTATTAGCAAGTGCTATGCTATCTGGTAGTTCTACAGTAAACTCATTTGCTTGTAAACTTACAAATAACACCTCAGTAGTAGATTATTCTGCTGAACACTTAAGAGAACCAAACGCTACATCAGAAGAATTACCAACAGTAGTAGCACGAACAATAACTTTTGGTGCTGGTAATAATGTTAATGAAATAGCATGGCAATTTGATACTGAACTTGGAGGCACAACAGCTCATCTTAAAAATATGGTGATTGTGCTTTTAGATACGGGAACAACATAAATTAAAATATTTATTTATATAAAAAAAAACACAAAAAATGGCAACTAATTATTTTTGGACAATTAATCCACTTGAATGTTATCCAACATCATCAGGTGAAACAGATGTAGTATTTACCGCTCACTGGCAATTACATGCTGATGAAGAAGTAGATGGAACAACATATAGTGCTACAAGTATTGGAACACAATCAATTCCTTTACATTCTGGCTCAGCATTTATTCCATTTGAGGAATTAACTTTACCTTTAGTACAAGGATGGGTAGAAGAATCAATGGGTCCTGATCAAGTACAAGCAATAAAAGATAATTTAGCACAACAAATCGCTAATCAAATTAATCCTCCTGTTGTTACTTTACAGTCACCTTGGTTGAATACAACTACAACTAGTACTACAACCACTACAACTACTGTAGAAGAACCAACTACATCAACAACAACAACTACAACTACTGTAGAAGGGTAAGATAAATTTGGTTGTCTTCTAAATTTATTATATATTTATATATGAATACAAAATTTTAAATTATGTTAACGCTTATTATTGTCCTAATTGTTGCTGCTGCTGTTACTTTCTTTTTAATGAAAAAAGGTAAAATCAAAGATGCAAACAATAACTACATCCCTGATGCTATTGAAAAACCAATCGAAGTAGTTAAAGAAAAAGTTGCTGTAGCAAAAGAAGAAGTTAAAGAAGTAGTAGAAAAAGTTAAAAAAGCTGTTCCTAAAAAGAAATTAGCTGCTAAAAAATCTACTAAAAAATAACAAAAATAAATTTTATGTTACAAATTACCATTGTTCTTGCTTTAACTGCAGCTGCATTCGTTGTTTTCTCTCTCAGGAAAAAATCATCACATAGTGATGTAAAACCATCTGGCCCTGTTAATCCAATTGTAGTTGAAAATGCAATTCCGGATCCAGCAGTATTCACTCCAGAAGTATCTGAACCAGTTGCTACTCCTGAGCAGAAGGCAGAAAGAAAAGCAAACGCCGCTAAACAAGGTGCTACTAAAAAAACAATTACTAAAAAAATAAAATAGTAATATGGAAAAAACTGTATTGAAATTACAGGAGTTTTATGCTTTAGAAACAGAATTGCTTGGTCTTAAAAACAACCAAACAAATGAAGTTATAAGTAAAGGTTTATTGAGTGAAAAAATCAAATTAACTACTAAGTATTGGTTAAATGATTTGAGTAAAAAAATAATCACTGAAAAAGAAGAACTAGATAAGTTAAGAACTGAATTAATTACGAAACACGGTACACCTGATAAAGAAGGTAATTTAACTATTCCTTTCTATATCAATGAAGTAGTTGATGAAGAAACTAACGAAGTTGTTTCTAGAGAAATTAACCCTAGCTTCCAATCATTTCAAAAAGAATTCAATGACTTGCTTAATGAAGAACGTGAAATTGAACACTATGCTTTTAAATTAGAGGATTTTGATAATGTTGAAAGTGAAGGTGTTTATTCTACGTTTTTTAAATTAATTAAGGTTAGCGAAGAAAATGCTTAAAATAACCGAAATATTCAAAGCATGGGTAGCTGCTGCTAACCCAACTCCTGAAGAACAAGCACTAGCTGAATATCGCGCTAGTGTTTGTGATTCATGTGATAAAAAAACTTATACATTCACAATCAATTCATTCGTATGTGGTGAATGTGGATGCCCACTAAGCAAAAAAGTATTTAGCCCTAAACCAGGTAAAGAAGCTTGCCCATTAGCTAAATGGGAAAAATAAAAATGTTATGGCACAATTAACACAAGAAGAATTAAAGTCAGTTAAAGAATTACAATCTAAGTACAACCAAACACTATTTGAAATTGGTGTAGCTGAAACTCAAAGATTATCTTTATTAGATCAAGTTGAAAAAATTGAAGCTAATAAAAAGTCTCTACTTAAAGATTTAGATACAATTGAACAAAAAGAAGCAGAACTAGCCAAATCTCTTCAAGAAAAGTACGGAACTGGTAACATCAATCCAGAAACGGGAGATATCACGCCTATCCAATAATAATCCGCGTTTTGTAATAGCTTTTGGATATTTATCGGTAGGTCAATCCTAATTAAATTTTCAAAAACAATTATACAAAATGGCAGAAAAAATTTTATCTCCTGGCGTATTCCAAAATGAATCTGACCAATCGTTAGTTCAGAGAGGTATTGTAGGTTCGGCAACGGCTATTGTTGGTCCAACTGTGTTGGGTCAACCTTATGTTCCTACTTACGTTACTTCTTACAGTGAATTTGCACAAAAATTTGGAGAATCATTTAAAAGTGGTAGTTATTATTACGAATACTTTACATCATTAGCCGCTAAAGATTTCTTTAATAATGGCGGACAAACGTTATTAGTTACCAAAATTATTAGTGGTAGTACTGGTGTTAGTACTTATGCAAGTGCAAGTGTTTCCTCAAGTAATGGTAGCGCTTCATTCCAACTTGAAACATTAGCTTGGGGTGATATAATGAATAACAGCGGTAGTGTTACAAACGGTGCTTTAGCAAATGGTACTTCAACCAACGTTCGTTGGGAAGTTACACAAGTAAACACAGGTAGTGGTACATTTACTTTAGCTGTTCGCTCTGGTGATGATAACACTGCTCAATCTAACTATTTAGAAACTTGGCCTAACCTATCATTAGACCCAGCATTACCAAACTTTATTTCTCGTGTAATTGGTGATGTTAAACCAGTTTACAAATTAGATAGTGATCTTAATCCATATATTGACTTTACTGGCTCTTATGCTAATGCTTCTAACTACGTTAGAGTTAAATCAGTAATTGCTCCTCAACCAGATTCTATTGATAATAACGGTAACTACAAAACTGCATCATATGCTGCTGGATTACCAGCTGTAGGAAGTGGTTCACTTGCTGGTGCTTTTGCAGGCGGATTAAGTAGCAATGCTGCTTCTCCAGCATTGTTTAATGAAAGTGTAACAACAACTAATATTCAAGGATTTGCACCTGCTGATTACAATATAGCATTTAACCTATTAGCTAATAAAGATGAATACAGATTCAATGTATTATTAGCTCCAGGTGTTGGTTTAGATAATGCTGCTTCTTCAACTATGATTTCTGTTTGTGAAAATCGTGGTGATGCAATTGCAATGGTTGATACTAAAGTATATGGTGCTGTAGTAACAAGTGCCGCAGCTGCTGCTGCTGGTGCATCAAGCAACTACGCTGCAACATATTGGCCTTGGGTTCAATTATATTCAGCAGCATTAGGTAAGAATGTATGGTGTCCTCCAACAACAGTAATGGGTGGTGTATTAGCATTCAACGACCAAGTAGGTGCTGAATGGTTTGCTCCTGCAGGTCTAAACCGCGGTGGTGTTCCTTCAGTATTACGTGCTGAAAGAAAATTAACTCAATCAGATCGTGATGCATTGTATGAAGGTAATGTTAACCCATTAGCTACATTCCCTGGTGAAGGTGTTGTAGTATTTGGTCAGAAAACATTGCAGAAAAAATCAACTGCTCTTGATCGCGTAAATGTTCGCCGTTTATTGATTGCATTAAAGGATTATATTGGTCAAGTAGGTAATACTTTAGTATTTGAACAAAATACACAAGTAACACGTAATAGATTCTTAGCTCAAGTTAATCCATATCTTGACTCAGTAGTACAACGTCAAGGTTTATATGCTTATAGAGTAGTAATGGATGAATCAAATAACACACCTGATGTAATTGATCGTAATCAATTGGTAGGTCAAATTTATATTCAACCAACTAAGACTGCTGAATTCATTATCTTGAACTTCAACGTACAACCAACCGGCGCTACATTCCCTGCATAGGGGAATGTAGTTATTAATATTTATTAATAGCAACTAAACAACAAGATAAAATGGCAACAATTTCGGCAAATGAAATAATGTTTACAGCGTTTGAACCTAAAGTTCAGAATCGCTTTATAATGTATATTGACGGTATCCCAGCATATTTAATTAAAAGTGCTGCTGCACCTGGATTCGAAGCTGGTGAGGTTATTTTAGATCATATTAACGTTTACCGTAAAGTTAAAGGTAAAGTTAGATGGAATGATATGACTTTAAGCTTATACGACCCAGTAACTCCATCTGGTGCACAAGCAGTAATGGAATGGGTACGTTTATCACACGAATCAGTAACGGGTAGAGATGGTTATTCTGACTTCTATAAGAAAGATTTAACATTAGATATTCTAGGTCCAGTAGGTGATATCGTAAGTGAATGGATTATTAAAGGTGCCTATGTAAAATCATCTACTTTTGGTGAATACGATTGGGCAAATGAAGCAGCAATTAATCTCTCAGTAACAATTGCTATGGATTATTGTATCCTCAACTTCTAATTTCTTATTTATACTTTTTATTTTAAAGACGTTTGCCTTAGCAAGCGTCTTTTCTTTTAATATTTATAGGTATGGGTAATTTATTAAATTCATTTAAAATAACTAATCTAGACCTAGAAAGTTCCGATCCTACTGGATTATTTAGATTAGATACTATTACACAATATGGTGCCCTAGTTACAGGAGCACCAGTATTAAAGGTACTTCCTGGTGAAGGTGGTTCTATTCCTATTAATCCGGGTCCTGCTCGTAATTTTTTTCAAGATTTTGTTCCTAATAGTACCTATTTAGAAGCATATAAAAGAATCGCAGGGTATAGCAAGATAGAAAACATATTTGATCTTTCTAATATTGAATCTCTTTCCTCTTTCCAAGACCCAACATCATACTCCCAGTATATAACTGGTACTCCTACTACTAAAGCCAACCCAGGGCCATTTAATAAATTTAAACAAACATTTAATCCTGAAAATGTTTATTTAATAAATAATCCTATTAGAGGAAGAGGTCGATTAAGAAGCACAGTTGCTAACACTAATTTAGATGTTGAAAATTCTAGAGTAGATGGTGGTATTCCTTATAAAGAAGATAAGGACCCAACATCATACCCAGAAACAGTTACAGGAACTCCTACTATTAAATCTAACCCAGGACCATTTAGTAAATTTAAACACAGTTACGAACCACAAAATACTTATCTAGATGAAATTTCAAATAATAGTGAAGGTAAATTAATATCTACTGTAGCTAATACTAATCTAGATGTTGAAAATAAATCACCTAATGGTGGTATTCCTTATAAACAAGATAAGGATCCTACAAAATACCCTAAGTATGTAACTGGTGTTCCTAATGCAGATTTTAATCCTGGTGCTCCCGAAAAATTCTACCAAGAATATAGTCCATCTTCTGAGTATTTAGATACTATGAAGGAAGGAATACTAGATCTTACACTTGATAGCACTAATTTAGACGTTGAAAATGAATTTCCTAATGGTGGTATTCCTTATAAACAAGATAAGGATCCAACATCACCTAAAAACACATTAGCAACAGGTACCCCACTTAATAATGGTGTACCAGGACCCTTTACAAAATTTGATCAGGTATATAATCCTGAAACTACATATCTATCAAAAAACCCAATTAAAACTGTAGAAAGCAGATTAAGTGAATGGAGTATTCCTGGTAGAAATTCTGATCCAAAAGTACTTGATAGAACAGAATTAGATAATGTAGGAAGTTCAAATAATAGAAATTCTAGCGCATTTAAATATAGCACATTTGTTGATTCTCTTACTGTTGCTCCACCATACAGAAAAAATAGTAACTTATTGCATCTTATTTTAACTAATAATGATAATAATCAAAAAATTATTAAGTATGATGCCTATGATTTTACTAGACTTGATAGAGAAAGTCCACTTGTTGGAAAATATTTTCTAGAAGGACGTAGCGGTGTTATATATGAAGGAACAACAGGAGGAATCCCATACAAACCAGACGAAACTGATCCAACAATATACCCAGTAACTTCATTAAAAGTAGGTAGTGTAAGAGGATATAATGTTGTTACTGGACGTGGTGCAACTAAGTATGCTGAACCTTACGATCCACCCGCTAAACCAGATGATAGAAGAGTTGGATTATCAAGTAGAAAACCTACATACTTAGAGTATATGCAAAACTTTATATAATAGAGTGGTAATTGTCTTTCTCTTTTATATATTTATATATACACAAATAAAATAGTTTATGGCTGAATTAAAAGTCCCAACAGAGATTGTTTCGCTTCCATCAAAAGGTTTACTGTATCCCGAATCATCACCGCTAGCTAAGGGTGAAATTGAAATC